TACACGTGGCAAAAAATTCTAGCAACTCGCAATTGATTCTTGAAAGAACTGGTAGTTCAACTGGGAAATTTAAAATATACACAAATACAAATTCTTTGTTTATTTATGATGAGGCACAATCATCTCATCGTCTAAAAATTGATAGCTCAGGAAACGTAGGAATTGGAACGACTAACCCAAGTAGAAATTTAACGATTGGGGATGGTTCTGGAAATTCAGTTTTAGCAATAGTAGCAGCAACTAATGGGTTATCTCAAATAGGTTTAGGAGATAGTGATGATGATAATTATGGACAAATCATTTTACGACATTCAGATGGTTTGCTACAAATACAAAATGGTGGTGGTGGAGGAATTACTGAGCGTGGATTAAATATAACAAGTTCAGAAAACGTAGGAATTGGAACGACTTCGCCTAATGTTAAATTAGAAATTTCTGAAAATCAAAACCCATCTTTAAGGTTTAACAATGAAGATACGAGTGTAGTTACAGGAGATACTTTTGGAACTATTGAATGGTACACAAATGACCCAAGCTCATCAGGAACAGGACTTGGCGCTACAATAAAAGCAAGAGCTGCAAGTAGTTTTACAGGAAGTAATAGAAGCACGAATTTAACTTTTTCAACTACGTCAGGAACTACAGGTCCTACAGAAAGAATGCGCATCGACAGTTCTGGAAACGTAGGAATTGGGAATACATCGCCCGCACATAAATTAGACGTACAAGTTTCAGGTAATGTTGCAAGATTCGGCGATGGTACAAGATTTTTTAGAGTATATACTGATAGTGATGAAGTAAGTTTGCTTGCTGACGGAAGTGTACCAATGAAATTTTATACTGGGGGAGCAGAAAAAATGCGTATAGATAGTAATGGAAATTTTGGATTTAGGGTTATTGCAGAAAATTCTTCAGGTACTTGGAGAAACTTTCAAGTAGGAGGAGGAGCAAATTTAGTTACAAGGGGAAGTAATGCTAATGATTTATTGTTAGGTACAGGATTTTATTTTAATACTGCCAATCAAGAATTATATAAAAATACTGAAGCTGTAAGCAGAATGTTTTTTAATAATGATGTAATAACGTTTCAAAATGCTGCTTCAGGAACATCTGGTACTGCTATTTCTTGGAATGAAAGAATGCGTATAGCCAGTAATGGGGCAATTGGATTTAGCGGCGCTAATTACGGAACATCAGGGCAAGTATTGACTTCAAATGGCAGTGGCAGCGCGCCAAGTTGGCAAGCAGCTGGTGGAGGTGGTGCCTGGGGAACAGCAACATTTGATATTAGCACGGTAACAACGTCGGGAACTACAGTTGCAACAACTGTAAATGCGTCAACAGTATCTGATAAAGTTTGTGGAATAGTAAGAGTTACATTTGCGCACGCTAGCCAAATTGCTTACGCACATTTTACAATATACGAAACAAGCAATCTTTGGTTTTTTACGCGTGTTGTTGTTGAAAATAGTAATTCTGATTTAGATATTTTTGCTAGTGGGAATGCTACTAATACTATAACAATAAAAGTTTCAAGTTCTAGCCCAAGCTCAGGCTATGACGGAAAAGTAGTGGTGGAAGCTTATCCAGCAAGCATGTTCGGTTTATAATAAATTTTAAAATAAAATAAATGGCAAATACAAAAGTAACAGGTGACGTTATCGCAAATGGAACAATATCAACAGTCCATATTGCAGACGATGCAATCACAGCAGCTAAGTTAGACAGCACGGCTAGTGGGATTACTTTTGCGGATCTTGCTGTGGATACGAATACATTGTATGTAGATGCTGCAAATAATAGAGTTGGAATTGGAGAAACAAGCCCGTTGAGTAAATTACATATTAAAGTATCTGATACTGGGGTAACCTCACCATCTGCTCAAGGAAATTTATTAGTTTTAGAAGATTCTGAAAATGGTTTATCTATATTATCTTCGACTGCTGGTGCGGGATATATAAATTTTGGAGATTCAGATGATAATAATGTAGGAATGATTATTTATGGTCATTCATCTAACTCAATGGATTTTTGGACAAACGCTGGTAAAAGAATGACTATCAACAGTTCAGGAAACGTAGGAATTGGGACTACTTCGCCTTCAAATAAACTTTCAGTATGTGATAGTAATGGAACTGGATTAGAAATTGCTCCAAATGACAGTAATGCACAGGTTGTTTTATTAGCATACGATAGAGCTGATAGTGCATATAGAGAAATGAATTTTAATGCTTCAGATTATATTTGGAGAACAAGTGCTACAGAAAGAATGCGTATTCACAGTTCTGGAAACATTGTTTTAGGGGCTAACGGAAATCAATATGGATTAGTAACAATTAGACAATCAGGAACATCTAATGATAGTGGATTAGCAGTTGTAAATAGTACAAATACTAAAAGCGTAAGGTTATGGACAGATGGTACAAATTCATATTTAAGTTCTGGAGCAACAGGTAATGGTGTTTTAGTTTTAAACGCAGGTGGAGGAAACGTAGGAATTGGAACTTCATCGCCTACTGAAAAATTAAGTGTAAATGGTAATATTTCTTTAAATAGATATTTAAGCCTATCAAATTCTGATTATACATATATATTAGGAAAAAGAACAAGTCCTTCAGATGGGTTTTATTTAACTCGTTTAATGGGTTATGGTGATAATACTTTTTATGGTTCACTTGATGTATTAAGACACGATGCAAATGATGGTGAAATAAGATTTAGAACAAGGACAGCAGACGTTATAACAGATGTAATGACTATTGTTGACGGAAACGTAGGAATTGGAGAAACAAGCCCTGCTGAAGCATTAACTGTTGTTGGTACAATAAGGGTTCAATCTGCAAGTGGAGATACAGATGGCTTACATATATCATCAGATTCTAATGGAGATGCTTTAATTAATGCAGGTTATTCAGTATCAGATTTAAAATTTGCTACTGCAGATGTAGAAAGAATGCGTATTCAAGCAACAACAGGAAACGTAGGAATCGGAACGACTACGCCTAATAATAAACTTCACGTTGAAATTAACGATACTAATACTTATGATTCAACAAGTATTAATACACCTACTATAATTAATTCAACTCGAAATTCAAGTAATGTAAGTAATCAAGCATCAATTATTCAATTAAGAGCAACAGGATGGGCAGGAAGTACAACTGGTGTAGTAAACTTAGCAGCAATACAAAAAGGTAACGCAAATACTGCAGATTTTGTTATTCAAACAAGATACGCTGGTACATACGGAGAAAGAATGCGTATAGATAGTGTTGGTGTAACTACCATCACAAGAAACCCGTTTTTTCCTGCTGCAAGTTTAGATGATATTACAACTCTTAAACTTGAAAATAAAAGTCAAAGTTTTGGAGGCTCAGCAGTAGGTATTCAATTAAATGCAGGAGATGGAGATACGATAGGGAGTATTTTTTCAAGAGCTGATGGCAATGACAACACAACAGAAGCATTATTTATAATTACAAATACTGATAATCCTATTATTTTTGGCACTAATACAGGAACTACTAATGTGACATCTAATGAAAGGATGCGTATAACAGAGGGAGGAAACGTAGGAATCGGGAATACATCTCCTTCAAGTAAACTTCATATTGGTTCTGGTTCGAGTCTTGCAATATCAGGTAGTGCTGATGAATTAATTGTAGATGGAGCAGGAAATTCAGGTATAACTATTGGTTCAGGAACAGCAGCAGCAGGTTCATTATTTTTTGCAGATTCGGGGAGTTCAGCAGCGGGATATGTTCAATACAATCATTCTTCAAACGCTTTAATTATGGGTACTCAAGCTACAGAAAGAATGCGTATAGAATCAGATGGGGATGTTATTCTTACTGAAGGTAATTTTACTATGTCAGGTGCAACTCCATTTATTGTTCTTTCAAATACAGCAGAAACAGAATCAGGAATTACATTTGTAGACAGTGCAGATGCAAGTCAATCAGCTAAAATTACTTTTAATTCAGCTACAGATAATACACTAAAATTCTATAATAATGCTTCTAATGAAAGAATGCGTATAACACCTGGAGGAAACATAGGAATTGGAACAACTGATCCTGATTTTGCTTTAGATATTGCAGCCTCAGGTAGTGGAGTTCAATTACAAATAGGTAGAACAAGCTCAAGTGCAGGTTCTACTTGGATGGGCGCTGATTCAAGTGGATTTCATTTAGGTGTTGGTGCTTATGGTGTAGGAAACTCTGTTTCTGACCCTAATGGTTTTATTGTTAGTACTTCAGGTAGTATGTTATTAGGTTTTACTGTTTTTTCATCTTTAGGTACAGCCAATCACGGTGTAGGGCAAGAACCTGAAGGAAGGGTTACGGTAGCAAGGGGTTCAAATGGACAGGCAATAAGATTTTATAATTCTACTGGATTTGCAGGTGATATAACTTTATCGGGAGCTTCAACCTCTTACAATACTTCTTCTGATTACAGATTAAAAGAAAACGTAGTAGAAATGACTGGTGCTTTAGATAGAGTAAGCCAATTAAAACCTAGTAGATTTAATTTTATTGCAGACGCAGATAAAACAGTAGATGGATTCTTAGCCCACGAAGTACAAGAAATAGTGCCTGAAGCTATTACAGGAGAAAAAGATGCGGTAGATGAAGAAGGAAATCCAGAATATCAAGGAATTGACCAATCAAAATTAGTGCCATTATTAGTTGGTGCTATAAAAGAATTAAAAGCAGATAACGATAATTTAAGAGAAAGAATACAAACTTTAGAAAATCAGTAAAATAAGTAATAATAATAAATAAGTATAACAATATAATTTAATAATTTAATTTTAAAACCATGAGTGAAAACAAAATTACCCAAGAACAATTAGAAGAACTACAAGGATACGTAGGAAAACTAAACAATGCGGCATCGCAAATTGGAAACCTAGAACTCCAAAAACACCAACTGCAACACGCGGCGAGTGAAGTTCAATCTGACTTAAACAAATTCCAAGCTAAACTTGAAGAAAAGTACGGTAAAGTACAAATCAATATTCAAGATGGAACTTATAAGCCAATTGAAGAAGAAGCTGAGGTTATAGCAGGAGAAAAATAGATCATGTCACTGGTAAGAAAAATTAGTATAGGTAGAGACTACAAGAATGACGCTATGCATTATTCTGTAGGTCAAGAAGTATATGGTGGGCATACAATATGCAACATCGTAGAAGAATCTGATAAGTTTTCTATCTTTATTAAAAAAGAAAAAGAAATATTACCGTGGAAAGATTTTAATAAAAATATGGCAATAGCCGTAGAATACAATTTAGAATATTAATGCAAAGTTTATTTGATTTTATTATAAAACCAAAAAACAAAAGATACGATAATAAAAAATATATTGATGGTCAAGAGCTTTTAGTTAATACTGAAATCTCTGATCATCGGTATGTTAGTCGTAGTGGGATAGTTTTAGGTATACCAAAATCTGAAGAAACAGAAATACAAGTGGGTGATGAGATTATAGTACATCATAACGTATTTAGAAGGTGGTACGATCAGCATGGCCGCGAAAGAAATACCCGTAGTCATTACAAAGAAGATTTATATTTTGTAAAATCAGATCAAATATATTTATATAAACGAAATAACAAATGGAACGCCCCTAAAGGCTTTTGTTTTGTTAAACCAATAGAATCTACTCATATATTAAATAACGAAAAAGAACAAGCCCTAAGGGGTATTATAAAGTATGTTGACAAAGACATTAGCAGTTTAATAGAAAAAGAAGATTTAGTTGGTTTTACACCAAGTAGTGAATACGAATTTATTGTTGATAACGAAAGAATGTATAGAGTATTAACTAATTCAATATCTATTAAATATGAACGTCAAGGAAACGAAAAAGAATATAATCCAAGCTGGCTATGAGGCAGTCAAAGAACTCGTTAAAGTTGCAAAAGAACCGATTGTTGAAACTGATGATGATATTTCAGCCGATAGACTCAAGAACGCTGCAGCCACTAAAAAGCTCGCAATATTCGATGCATTTGAGATTCTAAACCGAATAGAAGAAGAAAAAGGTTTATTAGAAAACAAACCTAAAGAAGAAAAAGTTGATACGTTTAAGGGATTTGCAGAAAGAAGATCTAAGTAATGTACGAACAAACTTTATTTAAGGTTATAGAACCTATTAAAAAAACCACAATTAGTAGATTAAACAGATCTAAGAAGTGGGAATACGGATACAATAGTGAACATGATGTTGTAGTTATATCTAAGACTGGTCAGATTGGGGATGTGTATAGCATACAGAATTTAAAAATAGCATTGCCAAAAGCTAAGGAAGTAGATACTAAATACGACAAATGGACGCCTCAGGAATACCCTAAGGAACTTAAATCTGTTAAGAGTATATTTGATTGGAGAGATTATCCGGATGAATTTAAACAAAGATGGCATGCATACATTGATAAAGAATTTACTAAACGTGATGAAGGGTATTGGTTCAACAATAAAGGGGTTCCTACTTATATTACTGGCACTCACTATATGTACTTGCAGTGGACCAAGATTGATGTTGGGAGACCAGACTTTAGGGAAGCAAACAGATTATTCTTTATTCATTGGGAAGCGTGTAAAGCAGATAGAAGGTGTTATGGAATGTGCTATCTCAAGAATAGACGTTCAGGTTTTTCGTTTATGGCATCCGGAGAGACCGTTAACTTGGCAACCATATCTTCCGATTCACGGTACGGAATATTGTCCAAATCTGGAGCCGATGCGAAAAAAATGTTCACTGATAAAGTGGTACCAATATCGATCAATTATCCATTCTTTTTCAGACCCATACAGGACGGTATGGATCGCCCCAAGACAGAACTCGCGTACAGGGTACCCGCTTCGAAATTTACACGAAAGAGATTCGAGTCTAAGGATAAACCACAAGAAATGGAGGGACTCGACACTACGATCGATTGGAAAAATACCGGAGACAATTCATATGATGGAGAGAAACTTTCACTCCTCGTCCATGATGAAGCCGGAAAATGGGAAAGACCTGAAAACATTCTCAACAACTGGCGTGTTACCAAAACCACGCTTAGGCTCGGTTCGAGAATAATTGGTAAGTGTATGATGGGGTCAACGAGCAATGCTCTTGACAAAGGTGGTGAAAATTTTAAAAAGTTATATAATGACTCAGACGTCACAAAACGAAATAAAAATGGACAGACTCGCTCGGGATTATATTCTTTGTTCATACCTATGGAATGGAATTTCGAAGGATTCATCGATTCTTATGGAACACCTGTCTTCAACACACCGAATAAGCCTGTTAAAGACCACCAGGGAGATTATATCGACGTCGGGGTTATTGAACATTGGGAGAATGAGGTTGAAGGATTAAAAGGGGATCAAGACGGTTTAAATGAATTTTATCGTCAATTCCCAAGAACAGAAGAGCATGCTTTCAGAGACGAAACTAAAAACAGTATATTTAATTTAGCAAAAATATACGAACAAGTAGATTTTAATGAAGAAGCAAAATATAGTGCGTTAGTCACTAAGGGTAGTTTTCAATGGCAAAATGGTGTAAAAGATACTAAGGTAGAATTTATACCTAATCCAAACGGAAGATTTAATGTCAGTTGGGTTCCACCTATACGTTTACAAAATAAAGTAGTAATAAAAAATGGAATTAAATATCCTGGAAACGAACATAGCGGTGCATTTGGCTGCGATAGCTACGATATATCCGGGACTACCGACGGTCAAGGATCTAAGGGCGCTTTACACGGTCTCACAAAGTTTAGCATGGAAGAAATTCCTGCCAATATGTTTTTTTTAGAATATATAGCTAGACCACAAACAGCGGAAATGTTTTTTGAAGATATATTAATGGCATTACATTTTTATGGTATGCCAATACTTGCAGAAAATAATAAACCTAGATTACTATATTATTTAAAAAGAAGAGGATACAGGGGATATTCAATGAATAGACCTGATAAAGTTTGGAATAAATTATCAGTTACAGAAAAAGAAATAGGTGGTATACCAAACTCAAGTGAAGATATAAGACAAGCACACGCATCCGCAATAGAAAGTTATATTAATACTTATGTGGGTGAACAAGAAAACGGAAGCTACGGAGATATGTATTTTAATAATACATTAAACGATTGGGCTAAGTTTGATATAAATAAAAGAACAAAATTTGATGCAGCTATCAGTTCAGGATTAGCTATTATGGCATGTAATAAACATAGATACACGCCAAATCAAGTTAGACAATTAAAAAGTAAAGTTAATTTTAGTTTTTCTAAATATAACAATAATGGAAATTTTTCAAAAATAATACAATAGATGGCAAGAGTATCACCAAAAGGTATTTTTCCGAGTCAAGCAGTTAGCGACACAGAAAAGGGAGGTTTAGATTATGGGCTTCAAGTTGCTAAAGCTGTTGAGTCAGAATGGTTCAAAAAAGATTCAGGAGGATCTCGCTATTTCTCGAATAGAGACAACTACCATAACCTTAGGTTATATGCAAGAGGCGAGCAAAGCATTAAAAAATATAAAGATGAATTATCCATTAATGGGGATTTGTCTTATCTAAATTTAGATTGGAAACCAGTACCTATTATTCCAAAGTTTGTGGATATAGTTGTTAACGGTATTGCTGAAAGAGCTTACGATTTAAAAGCTTATTCGGTGGATGGGATTGCTAGCGATGAAAGAACTAAGTATGTTAAAAATATGCTTAGGGACATGGGAAATAAAGAATTATTTCAAAATATAGGTTCTTCCTTGGGTGTTAACATGTTTAAAAATGACCCCCAAAAGTTGCCCAGTAATAGTCAAGAATTAGAATTACATATGCAACTTGACTACAAACAATCTATTGAAATAGCAGAAGAACAAGCTATAAATAATGTTTTTGATTTAAACAAATACGAATTATTAAAGAAAAGATTAGATTACGATATTACAGTTTTAGGGATTGGTGCTGTAAAAAACAGTTTTAATACTGCCGAAGGAATTAAATTAGAATATGTTGATCCTTCTGATTTAATATACTCTTATACAGATTCGCCATATTTTGATGATTTATATTATGTAGGCGAAGTAAGAAGAGTAAGTTTAATAGAATTAAAGAAACAATTTCCACAATTAACAACAGAAGATATTGAAGAAATTGAAGGAAAAGGCAATAGCTCGTTATTATATAACCAAATTGGTGTAAATTCTTCAGATAAAAATTTTGTATATGTTTTGTATTTTGAATATAAAACATTTGAAAATCAAGTTTATAAAATTAAAGAAACTACATCTGGGGCTGATAAAGCAATTAAAAAAGATGATAAATTTAATCCACCTAAAGATTCTAGGGCTAGATTTGAAAAAGTAAATAGATCTATTGAATGTTTATATGAAGGTGCAAAAATTGTAGGCCACGATAAGTTATTAAAATGGCAGAAAGCTGTAAATATGACAAGGCCTAAATCTGATATTACTAAAGTTCAGATGAGTTATAATATTGTGGCGCCTAGAATATATAAAGGTAAAACCGAGTCATTAGTTAGTAGAATGACATCTTTTGCTGATATGATTCAAATTACTCATTTAAAACTTCAGCAAGTGTTATCTCGTATGGTACCTGATGGTGTTTATTTAGATGCTGATGGATTAGCTGAGGTTGATTTAGGTAATGGAACTAATTATAATCCGCAAGAAGCATTGAACATGTACTTTCAAACAGGTTCTGTTATTGGTAGGTCAATGACACAAGACGGCGAATTTAATAATGGTAGAGTACCTATACAAGAATTAAGAGCTGGTTCTGGAGGCTCAAAAATACAAAGCCTAATACAGTCTTACAATTATTATTTACAAATGATGCGAGATGTTACAGGATTAAATGAAGCAAGAGACGGAAGTGCTCCGGATAGAAATGCATTAGTTGGTTTACAAAAAATAGCTGCGGCTAATAGCAATACAGCAACAAGGCATATATTACAAGCCGGGTTATATTTAACATTAAAAACAGCAGAAGCTATAGCACTAAGAGTTTCTGATGTGTTAGAATATTCCGCAACTAAAAATTCTTTCATCCAATCATTAGGTAAATTTAATGTGGGAGCACTTGAGGAAATGAAAGAGTTACATTTGCATGATTTTGGTATATTCCTACAATTAGCTCCGGATGAAGAAGAAAAACAATTGCTAGAAAATAACATACAAATGGCAATTACACAAAAGCAAATAGAATTAGAAGATGCTATTGATGTAAGAGAAATTAAAAATTTAAAGTTAGCCAATCAGTTATTAAAATTAAGAAGAAAGCAAAAGTTTGAAAGAGATAGACAAATCCAAATGGAAAATATCCAAGCACAGTCTCAAGCTAACGCTCAGTCAGCTCAAGCAGGGGCCGCCGCAGAAATACAAAAACAGCAAGGGATTGCTGAAAGCAAAGTACAAATTGCACAAGCACAATCACAATTCGATATTGCAAAACTTGAAAGGGAAGCAGAAATCAAAAAAGAGTTAATGGAATACGAGTTTCAGCTTAATATGAAGCTTAAAGAGCAGGAGAACCAGGTGATTAACAATAAAGAGAAGTATAAAGAAGATCGTAAAGACGAAAGAACAAAAATACAAGCTTCACAACAAAGTGAACTTATAGACCAGAGAAAATCTGGAAAACCACCAAAAAGTTTTGAATCCGCTGGATTTGATAACTTAGGTGGATTTGGATTAGAACAATTTGATCCAAG